GCTGCAGTCCTGCATGGTTGACAGCTGGGATGTGTGGGACGATTTCGAACCGCTTTTACTGCGTCCGTTTGCATACCACCCTGTCTGGATCGGCTATGACCCGGCAAAAGGAACGCAGAACGGTGACAGCGCCGGTTGCGTTGTCATTGCGCCTCCCGTCGTCCCCGGCGGTAAATTCCGCATCCTTGAGCGTCACCAGTGGCGCGGGATGGACTTTCGCGCCCAGGCCTCAGCGATTGAGGAAATCACCAGACGCTACAACGTGACCTACATCGGCATTGACTCGACCGGCGTTGGCGATGGTGTTTACAGAACGGTTAAGCAGTTCTTCCCTGCCGCGCGTGAGTTTGTCTACAACCCGACCGTAAAAAATGCTCTGGTGCTTAAAGCCTACGACATCATCAGCGGTCGCCGTCTGGAGTTTGACGCGGGGATGCTGGATATCGCGCAGTCCTTTATGTCCATTCGCCGTTCAACCACCGCCAGCGGCAACCGGCCAACCTACGAAGCAGCCCGCACAGAGGAAGCCAGCCACGCGGATTTAGCCTGGGCAACCATGCACGCACTTTATAACGAACCACTGGCAGGAGCTTCCGCCAGTACCAGCAACATCGTGGAGATTTTTTAATGGCTAACCGCAAAAACCGCAGCAAGTCACCGCGCGGCAAGACCGCCGCCGATACGGCCAACATGGTCAGCAATGCACATGCGGAGGCGTTTACGTTTGGCGATCCGATCCCCGTGATGGACCGCCGGGAGTTATTTGATTACCTAGAGTGCGTGCAGGTGGACCGCTGGTATGAACCACCGATCAGCATGGATGGCCTGGCGCGAACTTACCGCGCCGCCGTACATCACTCCAGCGCCATTCAGGTAAAACGCAATATTCTTACCAGTACCTTCATCCCTCACCGCTGGCTGTCTAAACAAGCCTTTTCCCGGTTCGCCCAGGACTTTCTGGTATTTGGTAACGCGTATCTTGAAAAACGCTTAAACCGGTTAGGCCAGATCATGGAGCTGCGTGCCTCGCTTGCCAAATACACCCGCCGTGGCATTGACCCGGACACTTACTGGTTTGCACAGTATGGCCACAACTCACAGCCATATCAGTTCGATGAGGGAAGCGTATTTCATCTGATGGAACCCGACGTTAACCAGGAGCTTTACGGGATGCCGGAATACCTATCTGCCATTCCTTCCGCCCTGCTGAATGAATCGGCCACGCTCTTTCGCCGTAAGTATTACCTTAACGGTAGCCATGCTGGTTTCATCATGTACATGAGCGACCCTGCCGCCGATCAGAAAGACGTGGACAACATACGCGAAGCACTTAAAAAATCGAAAGGGCCGGGCAACTTCCGTAACCTGTTTATGTACAGCCCGAACGGTAAGAAAGACGGCATTCAGATCATCCCGCTGTCAGAAGTCGCAGCGAAAGATGAGTTTCTTAACATCAAGAATGTGAGCCGTGATGACATGCTGGCAGCTCACCGCGTACCGCCCCAACTGATGGGGATCATTCCGACGAATACTGGCGGATTTGGTGATGTCGAAAAAGCTGCGCGCGTGTTCGTACGCAATGAGCTGATGTCTTTACAGAAACGAATGATGGAAGTTAACGACTGGCTGGACGATGAAGTGATTAGTTTCGAACCATATATCTTAGATGCACGAGATTAGAACAAAAAAAGGCGCTCTTAAGAGCGCCTTTTTACATCTTTGCGTTAGCAAACAGCATACGCGCCATCAAATCCAACAGAATGCACCTTCTTTGATGCAACCTCATTACTACGACGTTGGATTACCTTTGCAATGCTTTTTAGAATTGAGGGGGATGCGTTTCTAACCTTTACCTGCTTCAGGACTTTGGTAGCACCAAATTTTACAACCAGCACACCAAAGATTTCATCAGAGTAAGATTCGGAAATTGAATAAACGCCGCTCAAATCCAGATCTACTGAGTTCCCCTCTTTGATAAAAACTTCAATCTTGTGTCGCTGGGGGATAGCCTGATTGCGCGAAGCCAGGTCACCCTCGGGTAACTTGTATGCGATTTTGTTCATTACTCTCCTCCTAACGCCCGCATGATTTCCATAAGCTGAGGGTCATTTTCTTCGTTATCGTTATCTACTGCCAGTTGATGAATCTTAAAGCGGCATGAAATCGCAACACCCAGCCAATCATTACGTAACTCAGTGTAGCTCACTTCATCACCAATTGCCTCTAAGCATACATTTCCTGTAGCCAGTTGCAATTCCCCATTGTATGTTTTTACCAATTTCATCAAGTGGTACAACCCAAGCCCTTGATGGTTATTCTCTTTTTCTTTTACAGCAACCCCATTACCAAACATACTTCCCCCCATAAAATCCTGAGGAAGCTGTTGCGCCCAATCATCCTGTAGATCGGCATGTTTTGAAGAATGCCCTTCCTGGATACACCATGCGATAGCATCACGATGAGTTTCAATACCCTGAATGCCTGCTCGCCGTAGCTCCCTCAGAAAGCCCAACCCGCAATCGGCTAAAGAAAACTCTAAGTAATGCTCTTGTCTATTCGTATGAGGGACTGCCGAGCGTTGTGCAAAGGAGAAGCCTGTCGATTTACCATGTGACCAGACGTTATCATGAAGCTCGCCTATCACATGAGTCAGGTCCGTAAGCCCCTTTGGGTAGTCTCGCGGATCACGCTCGGGGAAAGTTAACTGCCTTACGCAACTGTTAATGCTACTGGTTGCGGTATCAACAGCCTCAACATTCGTTAGAGCTGTAACTAAACTGTAATTTTTTCCAACATTAACACGCTCTTGCTGATACTGGTCCTGTCCCCATAACGCTCCCTGCAAATTTATGGCTCTCATGTAGTCAGGGCTGGATAAGGTACAGTTTTCCTCAGCAATCCGATGATGGTTTACGTAAGCGGCTAATACGGTAATAAATCCGGGGTGCCAGTGGTTGTTTGGCAAAAGTAACTTGTTCTCATCTTTCTGATGAAATGCAGCTGTGTGAACAATAGCGTCTTTTAATCCTAAACCCATTAGCCGAGCCTTTTTTGTCGATTTTTGCTCATCATATAACTTAGGTGTTTTCAGAGCAAAGCCAACTCTGAAACTAAGGTTAAAATCGCTCACATCCGACCATATCACCCAAAACCGCGCGCTCGTAGCCCCGCCACGCCTACCCGCTTTACGCAGTGGTTTTCATGCACCTGCAAGACTTGAGCATTAGCCCGCCATCTCTGGCGAACCTTACCTAAAACGATCCTCAAACGATCATGCGAATTCATGCAGCATAGACATGCAAAGGGTACTGGATAGTGAAAAATGCACGACATGTCGTAAGTCCTGACGTATGGATCTTTTTAAACAACCTGTTATGGCATATTTTAGACCGACCCCAAAACGGAAGCGTAGATTAAAGAATGTACGCAAAAAGAGATTAGGAGCACGAAGATGCCTCTCCATAAATTTTCTGGAGCATTTTTCAAAGATATGCAGGTTGAATGGCCTTGCCCAGAATGTGGTCAGAAGACTCTAGAGATCATCCAAGAAACTTTCTTTGTTAATGACACGCATGACACCAATAAACACAGCCGAGAAGATTGGTTCGAGCCTGAAATGCATCGAGCAATTTTTAGCTGTACAGCTCGCTGCTCAAGGAGACAATGTGGTGAAATTGTGGCCTGTTCTGGTGATAGTGGGTGGGAGCGGAGAGGATGGGACGATCCGGATGATGATGAAGAATATTACCAGTGGTTTCACCCTAAAACCTTTTTCCCTTCATTACATCCTTTTGAACTACCGGCCAAGTGCCCCGAGGAAATAACCGATCCTCTATTGGCTTCTTTTTCTATATTTCTTATGCAACCAAGCGCTGCCGCCAACCTTATCAGAATCTCAGTGGAAAGGATGCTGACAGCAATGGGGGTGCCAGAGCATAAAAAAACAGGCTGGCGCATCGGACTCAAAGAGCGACTTGAAAAATTACCAGAAATCTATGCAGCATATTCAGGACAACTTATGGCAATAAAATTTCTAGGTGATGCTGGAAGCCATGATTACGATAAGGTCAAATTGAAAGATATTGAAGATGCGTTTGAAATAATGGACCACGTGGTAAATGATTTATTTTCGGGGCGAAAGGAATCGATTGAAATTCTGACTAAGAGATTAAGTGAGAAATTCAAACAATAATGAGAGGCTATGGTGGTTCGCTAACTTCTTAATATCAGTTTTGAACCACCTTACCCCACCCCCCCTAAATCTATTCAAAAAGAGAATAATTGGCGTCGAATTCGTGGCTTGTCGCTTCGACTTTTGTCAGCAGCATTAAATAATCAAGCCCATCGGATAACGATACCGGGCGATCAAGTTCAAACCAGAAGCAATCATGATAAGTCTTCCCTAACCAATAACCGCCGCCATACTCTTTGAGACGCTGGAAGAAAACCCACTGAC